CAACGCCCATGAGTGGGAAAAGCAGATTGAATGGCTACAAAAGGAAGTTATCACCCGTCTAGGTAGACATGGTAAACTTATTATTGTAGGCACCCGCGTATCCTCTGTAGACCTCTATAAGATGATTCGTGATGGCGGACAATGGACAGGTGGCAAGACCCCCTTTACCTACTGTGCTATGCCAGCAGTTTTAGAGTTTGACGATAAGCCTACAAATTGGAAGACCCTCTGGCCTGAAACAGACCAGCAAGAGAATGATTTGGACGATGTACTTGAAAATGGATTATACCCCAAATGGGATGGACCCTCGCTCTTTAAGCGTCGCTCTGAGGTCGCTCCATCTGTATGGGCTATGGTTTACCAGCAAGAAGACGTCCGAGAAGACTCAATCTTCTCACCCACCTGTATCGCAGGTTCCGTCAACGGGATGCGCAAGCGAGGACCTTTAAAGTCTGATACCCCTGGGCATCCTCAGACTATCGAGGGTTATACTATTATTGGCCTAGACCCTGCTATGGCAGGTGCTACGGCAGCGGTTGTTGTTACATACAACCGAGCAGACGGACGTATCTACATCCTAGACTGTGTGAACATGACTGACCCCTCTCCCGCAAAGATTCAATCTTTGATTGAGGAGTGGGTTGAGAAGTATCGTCCACAGGAACTGCGTATTGAAATTAACGCACACCAGAAGGCGTATGCCTTAGATGATGACTTACGAGCATACTTAGCATCCTACGGATGCCAACTCAACTCACACTTTACTGGCAAGAATAAATGGGACACGTCTTTTGGTGTTGCGTCTATGTCTATGCTCTTTGGCAGTACCAGAGATGGTAGATTCCAAGATAATAATATTATTGAACTACCAAGTAATGAAGGCTCTGAAGGCCTGAAGACTCTAGTGCAAGAACTTATTACCTGGAAGCCAGACACTAAGAACCCAACAGACTGCGTTATGGCTCTATGGTTTGCTATTATCCGCATACGCGAAATGATGCAACAGAGAACCAATGCATCTAAGTGGATGCAGAACAGATGGACGACTCAGGCTCAAGCCTCAAGGCGACAAGCAGTCAATTTAGATGAAGCATTTGCGGACCAATGGTCCCAAACATACGGTTAGGATACCAATGGCATTATCAATGGAACAGGTAGTAGCACGCGTTGAAGCGTTGCGCTACCGTAACCACGAACGAGATGCGCGTAACTTAGACGTACTTGCTGTACGTAAAGGAAAGATTGCTCAGGTATATCCTAACTTCTTCCCAGAAGGCGTAGATGCCAACGTAGTTGCCAACTTTATTGATGTGGTAGCACGCGACCTTTCAGAGGTCATGGCTCCACTTCCAGCAATCAACTGCTCTGCTGCTAACTCTGTTAGCGATAAGGCACGTAACTTTGCTGACAAGCGTACCCGTATTGCTGCCAATTATTTCTCTCACTCGGACCTATCAGTACAGATGTACTCTGGTGCAGACTGGTACTTAACCTATGGTTTCGTTCCGTTCATGATTGAATTGGACGAAGAAAGCAAGTTGCCGCGTATCCGCGTAGAAAATCCAATTGGGGCTTACCCAGAATTTGACCGCTACGGACGTTGTGTGGCATTTGCCAAACGATACTCTATGACACTTGGCGAACTGGTATCTCAGTTCCCAGAGTACGATAGAGAACTTCTTGGCTCAGATGGATATAAGCAAGACCTCAATACACCTATTGAGATGATTCGTTATTACGATAAAGACCAGTCTATAATTTATGTACCTCGCAGGCAAGATTTAGTTTTATCTCGCGCATTGAATCCAATGGGCAAGATGATGGTTGTCGTGGCGCGTAAGCCATCTATCGATGGTGAAATGCGTGGACAATTCGACGACGTACTAGGTATTCAACTTCTCCGCAACCGTTTCGCCTTACTGGCAATGGAAGCAGCAGAGAAAAGTGTTCAAGCACCAATTGTACTACCACAAGACGTTCAAGAACTCCAGTTGGGTGGCGATGCGGTTATCCGTACTGCCAACCCTGCTGGCGTTCGTCGTGTCGAATTAAACATTCCACAAGGCGCATTCACAGAAGCACAACTACTTAATCAAGAACTTCGCGCAGGTACTCGTTATCCAGAAAGTCGTTCTGGTAACATTGATGCAAGCATCGTTACTGGCCAGGGTGTACAGGCACTTATGGGTGCCTTTGATACACAGGTTAAATCAGCACAGGCAATCTTTGCATCTGCTCTACGCGATGTTGTCTCTCTCTGCTTTGAAGTAGATGAGAAGATTTTTGCAGAAGAAAAAACAATTCGTGGTGTAGATTCTGGCTCACCTTACGAGATTACATACAAGCCAACCAAGGACATTAAGGGTGATTACTCTGCAGATGTTCGTTATGGTATGCTTGCTGGTCTTAATCCAGCACAGGGACTTATCTTTATGCTACAGGCTCTTGGTGGAGGATTAATCTCCAAGGACATGGCTATGCGTGAATTACCATTCACAGTCAATGTTACACAAGAACTTGAAAAGATTGAAATCGAAAATATGCGAACTTCACTATTAGGTGGAATTACTGCAATGGCTCAGGCTATTCCAGCAATGGCTACACAAGGCGGGGACCCATCGTCTATCGTAACTAAGATTGCGGGAGTAATCACTGCACGTCAAAAGGGTCAGACTCTTGAAGATGCTATTGCAGAGATATTTGCTCCACAGCAACAGGTTCCTCCTGCTGGGGCGGCAACTTCTCCTGTTGAGCAGCCGTCCCCTGCTCCAGGCGCGGCTCCAGTAGGAGGCTCTCCAACAGATATGGGTATGGCACCTGCTCAAATGGGTCCAGACATTCAAACAATTTTATCTACTCTAAGCGGTAGTGGCAAGGCATCGGGACGAGTAACAACTAGGGGATAAAATGACAACGCTAGTAGCGATACAAGGTGACGGTTGGTCGGTACTAGGATGTGATTCACGTCTTAGTGATGAGGATGGGCGCTTTCAGATAGCAAAGACACCAAAGATTGTAGAAAACAATGGTGTATTAATTGCTGGATGTGGCTCCTCGCGTGCGAGTAATGTTTTACATTATGGCTACGTGCAACCTAGGCCCACAAGTAAAGAAGATTTAAGTATTTACATGACGCAGAAGTTTATACCAGCAATGCGTAAGAATTTTGTTGATGCTGGTATTGATATGAAAGAAGATGGCGATGTTGCGCAAATCGACGGCGGGTTCCTCATCTCAGTCAAAGGGCAAGTTTTTTCGGTTTCTGAGGATTACTCTTGGGATACCGATGTTCGCAATGTATATGTTATGGGTAGTGGTGGAGATGTTGCCCTCGGTGCATTGGCAGCGTTGGGTGTGGAAAAAATAAAAACTATTAACCAAGCAGAAATAATGGTTCGTAAAGCAATCGCTATTGCAATTCAATACGATAATATGTGCTCAGAACCAATTCATATATTTAGACAATTTAAGTAGGAGGCGCAATGACAACAGCACCAGAAAATAGAGGCGGAATGCGCCCAACCGCTCCACAGAATAACCCTGCCAACGTTTCAGGTACAGGTGGAGCAGGACAAAGTGGTGACTATACTGGCTTTGCATATGGACAGAATCAAACTTTAAACAACTCTCGAGTTGAAGGTAACGCAGCAGTAGCCTCAGTTAAGGCAACAAGTGCAGCGCCATCAGGTGACCCATATGCAGGAATTAATCTTTCACCTATTGGCACATTCATGGACCCAACTAATAATCCGTCAGAGCCAATTACTGCAGGCGTAGATTTTGGCCCTGGTCCTGGTTCAGAAGCACTGCCAAACATGTTTAAGAGTGATGTACGTCAAGACGAAAATGTACAGATTGCTATGTCATATCTACCAGACCTAAGCCTTGCTGCCCAGTCTCCAAATGCTCCAGATTCATACAAGCGTTTTGTAAACTATCTTATCCAAAATGCTAACGGCATGCCAAATGGATGATGTTACTTTTAATCCTGGAAGTTTCTTTGATAATGTTGACAAGTTTGCCAACTCATTTGGCTACCAAAATGCAGCAATAGCAATTGAACTTGCAATGATTTCATGGCCCTCTCCAGAAGAACGTGATTCTTTTATTATTGGAATTACTGGAGAAGACGTCAAAGGCGGAAACGAAAAAAATTATATCAAACGAAACTTTTAGGGGGTAGGGATGTCTTTATTAAATTCATTTTTATCCACCTTTGGTGCGATTGGTAAAAAGATTACAGGTGGCGGCTCCTACCTTAACGCAGATGAGCAAAAAAGAGAAGAAGAATTTACTACAAATGTAAGAAATGCTCTTGACAGTGTAAATAAGTCAATTGAATCTACTGCTCCAGGACGTATTGCTAAGGCTGCAACTAAGTCTACAGCAGACTTTCTACTCAAGGCTGCTGTTCAATTTAATGATAAAATTTACTCACCACTTATCTCTCGTCCAATATCAACATTTGCACTACTAACTGAT